CCAGAGCCTCTTGACCTGTTTTTATGAGGTCCGAGTAAGTACTTCTAGCCGTATTATAATCTTCTCGCTCATCAATCGACTGATTTGCTACCGCAACTTGTTGTTGTGGTACTTCCATAGGTAATGTTGAATCAACTTCTTCATAGACCGCGTCGTCAATATCTAATGTATCAGAAAAGTTAGTCAGGGGTTTTGGTATTTTCATATGCTGACAATAATGCTTTTGCGGTTGTTACAAATAGATGATCCTTGATCTTCTGTTCTGGAGGCAACTCGGAGTAAGCCATAATGCATGGATGCTCTTTCTGTTTGGCATCTTTTACTGACCCATATTTCCAACCGGTTGCAAGTTTTTCTTTCATCCACGACGCATGAGATTCTTCTGGTCCATTACCATTGGAAACCCCCAATACACCTTTGACTGCACTATCTTGCTGCCACTTTGGGGTTAAATGCCATGCATCCTGGCTGGAATCACCGTTAATATCGCACCATGATCTATTGACTTCATGGCATGCCTTGGCGATCAAAAATAGTACTCTGAGTGACACTACCGTTTCAAAATCAAACGTCTTATCGATAACCACATTCTCTCTTTCAAAATTCTCATTCATTATTATATCCTTTTATTTGATACTTCTTCTGGTTTTACCTTACTTGTCGAAACAAACTTTGTGTCCGGAGGGTTTGGTATAAGTTTTTCTCCAGCAACTGCCCTTGCTACCATCAACCTGTAAACCGCGACAAAGTAGCGATTGGAGGAACGTTTTGTTTGGTCTTAAATAGAGATGTTTGTGCAGCACGTTCGAACGCGTGCCTCTTTACTTTGATTAGACCAAAATTTTGTGGCTGGATCCTTATTTGTTTTTACAGGCCATGGATAATCAGTAGACTTTATATTGGCTTCTTCTAGGAACTGTTTGAACTTTAACATTATGCGTCTGGCCATTCCCTAATAGTGGTTGTGTATCCATAATCATCATTTGCATTTGCTGTTAGAGGATCAGGAGTAACCTCAATGGTAACCAACTTGATTGGTGTTGTATCAAATGACACTATTGTATAGTTTGCATTGGAACTTTCTGCTCTAACCGCAGTATTTGATTTGAATGTTCCCTGCGCACCACCTATAACAAGTTGTGCGGTGTTTGCATTCCATCGTAAAACTTTACCTATTGCAGTAGAAGTGTTGATTTCAGTGCCTTGGTAGACAAAATCATCCAGACTATATGTACCATTGTTGCCATTATTCATATTAGCTGTTAATATATAGCCGGGAAGTAGCGTAGGATCATCATAAATGTTCGCGATAACCTTTCTGATAAGACCAGAAGATTGTACCGGACCGTAGTACCAAGCCTGCATGGTGAACATCATTGTTGTTGTGATTTGCCTAGTATTTGCATCATCCCCGCCCTCATACTCAATATCCTGGGATACGGAGTTCATGATTATGGGTATATCCTTGATAATACCGATTTGAGGAATCAGGTTAACCTGTACGTTATAATCGGGAGCAAAATATGGTAGTATTTGCTCCACTATCTGATTGGACTCACTGAAGTTCCTAGACAAAATTGTTAGAGTAAATGTCATGTTGTAGGGGGTGCCGATATACGTTGTCGCAAGCGCGGATTGTGTATTGGCTTTTGCGTTTACCAATGTTCGGACTTGCTGCCTTTCTGGTGCATAGCTGATACCTGTCATTTCAAAGGACATGCGCGGAAAGATTGTGTTTATGGGACGTTTTAGATCGGGGTCTTGTTCTGGTCTAATATCATAACGTTCTTTGGGACCAAAGGTAAGAGGCACTTTTATGCGTTTGATTTCTGCGTCATTCGTGAAGTTGACCTTCAATATTGTTATGTTATTGAAAAGATTGGCGAACTGATTTGTATAGGCTCGAATGAGATTGTGATGAAAATATCTAAACATTATACGGTACCAAATGGGTTTGTTTCTGATCGATTTATGATTTCCTCGGCCTCATCTTGAACTAGACCACTATCTGTTCTGTCATATTCATTATAGTTGTCATCATCACCAACCGTTGATATCGTCCAAGAAGTATTAGATGTTGATCCCGTAACACTAGTATTAGCAGTAAACTCGCCGCGAGTATTAATAACATCCAACACCTTGTTTTGATAGTCCCAACTTGATACTTGCCCGGTAACACCGACGGCACTAACTGCTTCACCAACACTAAAATCACCAGTTCCTGGTGTGATCATGTTTAACCTTACCGTGTATGCAATCATTGGTTCTAGAATGTCGATTTCTTCGACTCCTGTATCGATATCTTCTTGTGAATACTGGAACAACTCGCACTTTAACTCAAATATGTATGGTTCCCTATTACCCAATGTGTAGAACATTTTGGTCTGCTCAACAAACTTGATTTCCCAGATACGTCTCTGTGAAGGAACAAACACCAGGTCGCCTTCTCTTGGCACCGATCTAATGGTTTGATCCATAGAGGCTTTCCAACCGCGGATTGAAACGGTCAGATCCATATTATCTCTCATTTGCATACCAAACTTGGAGAAGAAATCTCCTGCACCTTGATATTGGTCTACAGTGTTATGAATCATTTCCATGATATATGCAGAAGTAAACTTGGATGATGCATCCTCACCATAGATATGATCCTTATCAGACCATGATTCTCTGGGCAGATAGTAGCAATCCTCTCCCTTGATCCTAACTGCTTGTGCAATCAAGGAATCGATTAGTTCATGTTCTGGTGAGCGAGTTTTTGGATAAAAGTTGAAGTATTTTGATGTTGTCATTATTATCCTACCAAGAAGGCTTCTCCCGGAATGCGATAAGTGCTTTGGAAATCCTTTTCGATTTCTTCTATATCCTTCAAGGCTTCCTCATATATCTCCTGACCATTCAATGTGATGCCGCCTGGTAGTTGAATACCGCTATAAATCTTTAGGTTGTTTCCCCATTGAAGCTTGATTAAAGCATATGCATAAAGTTTAAGCATTCTATCATCCCAGATTGCAGTATATGTGCCTGGATCAACGATAACTGATACCTCGGCTAACATATACTGGTTCAGTTTGGCATCGGTAGGCCAATCCCAATCAACGTATAGTTTATGTGTGGCTTTATTGAACCGAATAGGCTTTTCTCCTTGAAGTTCCATTTCAAGCATTCTTAAGTGCGTCATTGTGATCCAGTAGTTCGCAATGGAGCCGGTGATAAAGCTTTGCATATCATGTAACATCATTTGATATCGAATATCCCACATGTTTATTGTGGCTAGGCTGGAACTTGGTGGGTATATCTTGGTAATACCAATGATATCTTCTGATACAGTAAAGTATCGATTATCTATATCTGCCTGTGTAATCAAATGTTTCATAAAGGTTTTTTCAGTACCATCATAATGGAACGTTTGATAATACGCCAATGCTTCATCTATACGATCTTCGACCTGATCGTTATCAACGTTAATCTCTATGACGGGGTGCCCAAGCCTCTTGAGACACCAATCTTTCAAACCTGCTCTTGAAGTTATTGCCATGTTAGTAAGTTACTCCCGGTTTTATGATTACCACACCCTCTAGAATTCTGGTTACATTATTTGCGTATGTCATATTAACATCATAGACATATCTACCAGGATGTACATAGACTGTTGTGTTGGGGGATAATAGAGTTAGAGTAATCTCACCATTGACAGCGTTTGAAATGTTGCAGGTGATTGTCCCTGTGGCATTGGCTGTATAATACGACGTTCTAAACTTAGAGGTGACTGTATTTCCAGATATATTTACAACGTTGCCTGTTAAAGGATTTGTGACATATATTGTGGTGCGAAAATCTGCCCCTCTGTTTACTAGAAGTTCTTTATATGGTACTATCATTATACACCTGCATATATGATGTAGTTTAGTACTATTGTTGGTTGTATGTTGGTGTGTGATGTGCTACTACCATTTGAGGATGAGTTGCTGGCGGGTATAACCATGGTATGCGTGTGGGTACCAGCGCCCGACACAGTACCAGAAACAACACTAGACGTCCATGTGTGATTGTGAGTATCTGAGCCAGTTGTTCTGACCTGGCTGCCGCTTGTGGTACTAGTAAGTGAGGTTACTCTATCCCCACTACCGGATCCGGCAGTATTGCTGGCGGTGTCACCAGAGAATTGGTGTGAGTGAGAATCAGAACCCACGGTACCAGTAACAGTACCCGACCATGTGTGAGAGTGGGTGCCTTCACCGGCAGTTGTAGTTGGTGTTTGGGATGCCGTGAAGTGTGTGTGTGTAGGCATTTGAGCAACCGTTAGCGTAACGCTTTCTGCGCCTCCTGAGGCGCCTAGAACGTCGCCGTCGATTGGTGTAGTAAGCCTATCGGCACTTACCCCACCCATGTTATCCTTACCTGCCACTACTCTACCTCTAAGATCGGGTATCGACATTGATGCACCGGCGCCGCCGTATGTATATCCAATGACATTATAAAGGAGAGCGTATGTGGTTGTGCTTACGGATTGTCCGAAACATAGTAACCATCCTGTAGGAGCAACAGAACCAGCAAATGGTGATATTATACCGGCAGCATTGAACCAGTTAACCGCGCCGGCATTAGCTGTATTGGCCTTGACAAAAGCCGCATTGGCTTGGACATAGGCCGTATTGGCTTGGACATAGGCTGCGTTGGCTTGAGTGTATCCTGTATTGCCTTGGGTATACGCAGTATTACCTCTACCGTAAGCCAAGTTGGCCTGAGTACCCGCGGAGTCTGATTGGGTACAAGCGGTATTAGCCTTATTGAACGCTGTATTACCCTGTGTATAGGCTGTTGCGATGGCACTAATAGAGGTCGCATTGGCAACTGTTGCATAAGTGTACACGGTATTAACAACGTTGGCTGATGCTATATTTGTTGTGCTTACATCTGTTCTCAAAACACTTAGCGTTGCAACATTTATATATACGGTGTTACCGTATTTCATGTTCAGCCCGCCCGTAACGGATAATGCAGCCGTATTTGAAACTACGTTTATTAGATTACCAGAAAGTTTGGTTGTATCGATACGCACACCATCAGTGGACATAACACCATTGAGGTATGCAACTATCTCATTTGTTCTAGTGAGCCACTGTCCGAATGTAGTGCTAAATGTTATTAGTGATAGTGCCATTATTCTCTACAATCCTTCTTAATAAATCCTTGATATCACCAAGTTCATTCTTTATTGAATCGATATCTGATCTTTGTTGTTTTTGTTCATTCAGCATTCGGCTACGACTCATGTATTCATCATGCTCCGTTTTCTTATTCAATAGCAACGCCTTTGAGTTAAGGTCGCGAACAAAGTTCTTATTTTCCGTCTGTATAATCATTAGCTAGATGATGGCAATGCTATACAACGGAAATCTTTGACTATTGGTACTGTGATTGTTGAAGTTGAAATCATACCAATCTTAATAGCAAACTCATTGAATGTGTCAAAGGTTGTCGATCCATTGTTATATGTTATTGCGTTTGTACTGTTTGATGGTCTGAACTCATACTCAAGCATTTCCCCATCATATGATGAATATCTGTTTGTTGCAGTTGCCTGAACCATTTTTACATAAGGTCTGTTTTCAAACTTGGTTGGATCATTTGTACTTCTTACTTTATAGTACAAGACCAAGTCTGTACCAATGGGTTTGGATGCTGTTATGAAAACTCTAAGGTCTCCAGCATCATAACCTTCATTAAGGATAACCTTTCTTGTGATATATTTAGATAGAATAGTTCCGCCTTTTGCATCTAACTCGGATGACATTACCGCACTGGCTGGTGTTGTGTTTGCGCCGTATATTTGAACGTTGGCACTACCAAGATAACCAGAACCAGGAGCATCAACGATTATTGTTGCAATGTTGCCTGTAGTAACTGTTCCGATATATGCATTTGCGGGGCTAACCGAGTCCGCAGTTACTATACTTACGTTAAGGGTGCTAGCAAGTCCATATCCAGAACCATCATTAGTTATAACAATAGTTGTGTTTGACAAGTTTGCGTTATTGATAATATTTTCAATGGTGATAATGTTATATCTCGTTAAATCAACCCATGGTGTTATGTCTGGATTTGATGTTGATAATGTACATTTCAAGTTGAATGACTCGGTGCCACTAACTGTTATTACCTTTCTTGCATCATGGGCATAATCGCTGTTGATATTGAACGGTGCGTAAGCAGTATCAAGAACTTCGGATGCTATGCTCTTGGCCTTAAATGCAAAATCTATTTTTGTGTTTGACAACAATAGGTTATTGCCTTGAACATGCATCCAATCCATCGACTGATTTACAGTTAGTGTTTCGTTGCTAAAATATATGTTCGAAGGAGTTGTTGTAAATACACACTTTTTTAGCACAAACATCATATCTTCAAACTGGAATGGTGTCCATGTTGAAGCGTTCTGCGACTTGAATAGTGATCCTAGATAAGGCTGTTCGGAGATTATACTGTCTGAACCGATTTGTTTTTTACCCAACTCGGAGACGAATACCTCATAGTTTAGACTGTTGGTCTGCACTACCAATGCATATTCCTTACCGGCTTCAAGATAAACAGGATTATCAAACGCGAATGTTGTGGCTGTGTTACTGGCGGTAGTATCAGGAAGATTGCTTATATTTACACTCTCTGCGTTTACAGTCTTTCTGCTATATGGAAGACTCAAGCTTGAATGAGGGAACCCGTTTACAACAGGTCGGATTTCTACCCATACTGGAAGGCTGGTATCCTTAAGTTTGAAGAATAAATCCACAGAACTTAAGAACACACCGCCAGGATAATCAGATTCTTCAACATAGAAGGTCTGAGCCAATGGGTCTTTGTAGACTGTGGTTTTGACCTTTGTTGTAACATTTGTTATCGGCACAGTTTCTCTTATATCAGTTACTGTTAATACCGGCACTGTTACAGAGACAGATAGTTCTTCCTTACTTTGCATCAAGCCTTGTGCGACATATTTACCATCAACGCGCGTACTTGCATTATCAAGGTCGTTTGTATTGTTGTCAATAATTCTTAAAATTCTTTGGCCCGTGCGGAACTTCATGGTGTCATCCGAAGGAATGTACAATATACCACCAAATGTACCATCATCATTAGTTTTGAATGGTCCATCAACGGATGTTGGTTTATGTATTGAATATATTGAATTGCTGGTGGGTGTAATAGCAAAGCTTGGTGAAACGTTAGCCACTTTTGTTGTTCCGTTATACCCAGTGATTGCATAACCAGTAGCAACACCTTTATTAGTACCAGCAACAATAACAATTGTATTA